ATACGGGGAGCTTGAGCAGACGGCAGCGGCGGTTTCCCGCATCCAGAAGGTCCTCGGCATCTCTGCCCTGGAAGCTCGCCAGGGCTATTCACAGCTGTATGCGGCACTGCGCGGCACTGGGATCAGCGCTGCACAGCTTGAGGTCCTCTATGTCGGCCTGAACAAGGCGGCACGTCTGTCAGGTGCTGGCACGCAGGAAGCGGCCGGCGCATTGCTGCAGCTCAAGCAGGGCTTGGCATCCGGTGTCCTGGCCGGTGACGAACTGCGGAGCGTTCTGGAGTCAATGCCGGCTCTGACGCAGCAGCTCGCCAAGGAAATGGGCGTCACCGTCGGTGAGCTGAAGAAGCTCGGCTCTGAGGGCAAGATCACTAGTGATGTGCTCTACAGGGCTGCAGCTGCCCTCGCTGATTCCCAAGCGCCTGCCAAGACCAGCGTTGAGAACCTGGCAGCAGCGTGGACCAACCTGCGGGAGAAGATCGCAGAAGCGATTGGCCCATCACTTGTTGAGGCCTTCGCCGGGGTCACTGCTGCGGTGCAGGTCTTCGGCCGCTACATCAAGGCGGCACAGGAACCAATCGGCAACCTCTTCAAGACCCTGATTGGTCTTGTGCGCACCTTTGGCCCGATGGTCGCGGGGATCGTCGCGGTGCGTAAGGCGATGCAGCTGTGGGCGTTGGCGTCCAAGGCTGTCGCTGCTGCACAGGCTGCTGTCCTTGCTTTGAGTGGCCCTGCTGGGTGGGCTGCAATCGCTGCTGGTGTCGCTGCTGCGACTGGCGCCTATGTCGTCCTCGACAAGACGATCAAGGGCATCGACAGCGAGATGGCCAAGGTCAACGACGAAGCAGCCAAGGCGAACGACGAGTTCAAGAAGCTTCTCGATAGCACTGGGTCAGTCAACCCGAACCAGTCGAAGATCCTTGCCGACTACGAGGCAGAGAAGCGCAAGTCCGGGGCCGCGGCTGAGGGCCAGCTTGAGGCTGCTCGCCGCCTGACCGGCATTGAAGGCGAAGCGCTGACCATCGCCCGTGCACGGCTCGACGTTGATCAGGCCCGCGCCAAGTACCTCGACCTACAGGCCCGCGCCAATGCAGCTCCGAACGACGGCAAGCTCCGCGCACAGGCAGAGGCTGCAGGCAGTGCGCTGAAGTCGGCTCAGATCGAAGCCGGCGAGGCAATGAAACAGGCCGCCAAGGACGCGGCAGACAAGCTCAAGGAAGCCGGGGACCAGCTGAAAGGCACCCTTCGCAGCAACCTCGACATCCTCAACAGTTCCACCCGTAAGAGGGTCATCGCTGAGGCCAGGCAGTCTCTGGAGTCGTCGTTGGCGACCGGTCGCTTCGATGAACGAGCCGTCCGCTCTGAGGTGAAGACCAACCAAGACCTCCTCGACATGGCCTCCAAGCTCGAAGGCATTAACCGCGACTTCGATGCCTACACCGAAGCGCAGAACAATGTCGCCCGCGTCCAGGAGCAAATGGACACGAGCTTCAAGGATTTGGGGATCAAACTGGATGAGTCCGCCGGCGCTATTGCCGCTCTCGCCAAGAAGGACTGGAACGTGTACGTCAACGGCTCATCAGTCAGTAGCTACGGCGAGATGGTCTCTGCCATGAATCGGGGGATGCAATGACACTGACGATCGGCACCTGGACCTATAGCGGCAACCTCTATACCGCTCAGCCTTTTGGCTACGACGAGTCGGACACAAAGGCTGGCCGCACTGCACGGAAGCTTCAGCTCAGTGCCCTGATGACCGCTGCAGAGTGGGGAACCCTGCTCACTACCTACAACACCTGGCGAGACACCCGGATCACCGATGCTGACAGCGCTACTTCTAATTCGGTTGGCACCACTGTGGCGGTCACAGCCGCAGCCAACGGGGTTAGCTGGGCTGCTGTTCCTTGTTGGTTCCTTTCTGCTCCGTCTGGAGAACAGGTTGGAACCTATATCCAGGCCACTGTCGAGGTGGTGGATGCAGCGCAGGCCCTTGAGGTTCTCCAGGCAGAGAGGGTTTCTAGCAGCGCGAAGTATTACTTCGGGACGTACACGATCGGCACTACAACGCTGAACCTGCTGCGACCGCCTGAGACCTATCAGGACATGCCTCAGATGACGCTGACTGCAGGTGGCACGAGCTACATCAATGGCCCTCTGACGGCGACCAGGGTGCGTGCTGTGGAAGGCGACACCGATGCCGCTGGATGGGCTGCCATTCAGGCCTGGGTCGAATCCACTGTCCAGGCCGTGCCAACTGCTGGGGACTGGTTCCCACTTGGTGCACCCTCAGCAACTGCTGAAGCTCAGATCGTCGGTGGCGTTCGCTCCGACGTCTACACCGTTTCCATCACCCTCGGCCAAGCGAAGTAATGGCGATTGACATCCGTGCCAACGTCACCTGCAGCCTTGGCACGCTGATCAGCGGAAGCATCAGCGACGACTACATCCAAGGCAACGGCCTGGTCAAAACCAAGGGCCAATGCGAGCTGCAAGGGATCCACACCCCAGCGGCCGGCACAGAAGTCACCTTCAGCTACACCCGTGGGGGCAATACCCACACGATTCCGCGCCGTCTGCGGGTGCTGAGCAGCTTCGCTGACCCGTTCCGCAACATCACCAAGGTCGAGCTGGGTTGCAAGCTCACCTATCTGCAGGGCGTTGGTCCGGCTCCCACTGTTGATGGGCTGTCCTCTGAGACTGATGGCCGGCAGCAGCAGTGCCTGAACGGCTGGACGGATTACGACCCCAACAGCGTGGTCCCGTACCCGGTGTCGGCCGCGGCGTTGATGGACACCTGCCTGTCCCGTTTAAGCCTGACGGCGAGTGGCAACCCACTGACGAACCGGTTCTTTGTCGACAAGTTCGATTTCTCGCAGGGCTACGTCCCGGTCTTGGGCGACCTGCTGGTGAGCGAGAGCTACTTCGGCTACCTCGACGAGAACGAGGTGCTGCAGGTGCGTGATCTTGCCGTCGAGGGTGGTGGCGGCCCAGTGATCGACAGCACCACGTTGATCGACCTGGATCAGGTGGGCGTGGGTGACTTGCCTGGTGATGCCGTAGTGGTTCGCTACGACGCGCTGAAGCTGAAGAACCCGATCGATACCACTGACACTGCAGAGCAAAAGCGCCGCGACTGGGAAGAGGAAGAGATTCTCGGCACGCCTGAGAGCCATGTAGTCCGGCACACGGACGCCAATGGCGACGTGGTCGAGAACACCTACACCTATATCCCGTATCAGAAGACAGTCACGACCTACGGGCCGGACGACTCCTTTGACCCCAACGCCTGCATCCTGTCTGGCCGTGAAGGGGCAGACCTAAGCGATAGCCCGATCAAGGCCGAATCCACCGAGCGGATCCTTCTGGCGCAGGCTGCCACCAACTACTGCTCTGAGCTGCTGAGCGCAGGCGTCACCATTGACCCCGCTCAGGTCGATGAGTTCAAGACCAAGGAGATCGAATACAAGTACGACAGCAAGGGCGAGCTGATCGAGACGATTGAGTACACGTTCGAGCCGTTCTACAAGTGGGCCGGCGGGCTTGATCTCCAGTTCGTCTATCAGACCGACACGGGAAGCTCCCACGTCTTGCTTGGAAGCAGTTCTGTCCTTGTTCAGAAGGTCATCACGACCCGAGAGAACGTCTACGCCCCAACACTGGCCGGCACTTACATCAAGGCAGGGGAAGAGCTGGTCCCTGTTGTCGAGGCGCAGAAGGTCAAGACCGAGACCTACACCAACTGGGCCCTAACGCAGCAGGGACAGCAGGCAGTCGCTCAGATCAAGGACCAAACCCCCTTCACTACTGCCCAGCAGTGTCTGGACTGGCTGAATGCCAACAGCACGTCTTTGGTGTTGAGCGATGGCCAAGTTCAGATCAACCGTGGGCGCGACATCGTCCAGGGTCAGAAGCGGGCCAAGTCGAACGAGCGTGTCGGGAGCGAGAACGGTGACCGCCCTGAGACCAGCGGCCAGTTGATCTACGCCTCGGGTTCCTCTGGCGGACAGCGCACGATCTCGATGTCGATGCCGTACCAGAGCGATGACTACTACACGAAGTCTGGCGCGATTGTCCGGGGCAACGCTGCCAGCAAGGCCCTGCGTTACGGGCGGTCTCAGAACCGCCTGCTGATGGGCAACCGCTACGGGGTGAGTGTTCAAGTCCACCCTGATCGGATGCCCGCGCATCCCTACGACCCGCTGTACCTAAGCAATGGGTCGATGATGGTCCAGTACCGGGCGAACGCAGCGAACTGGGCGTTCTCGAAGGACGGCGTGGTGGCCAGTCTTGACGCCTTGTTCTGGGGTGTGGCTGGTGGCACTGGAACGAGCTGGGCGCCTGTAGCTCCTGGGATCACGACGTTCCCGCCATTGCCAACGGTTGACCCTGACGGGAACACCGACGTCGATTCAGTGGTGCCGCCTTGGAACGAGACGATCCCAATGGTTGGGGCCACTCGGACCACGGTCGACGTGCAGGCCTATGAGTACACGCTGCACCAAGGCGAGACGAAGCTCGGCACCTTAGTGACTCGCACTAAGTCATCGATTCTTGAGGTGATCGGCTTCGAGAACTGGACTGCGGTGACAAGAACCGCGATGGACTTGACGGAAAGCGGTGGCCCTGGCCCTGGCGGTATCGAGATCGTGATGTCAAATGAGGGCCTCTATCTGGGTCCTGATCCAGAGCCAACTCTTGATGGCACTTGGACTGTTGTGGTCAATAGCCCTGGCAGCCCGGAAGACAGCGTTCAGTACACGGAGGCATTCAACAGCTGGGTCACGATTGACACCAACACCTATGCGCAGGGCGACATCGCTGACGACGGCTACATCTATTGGCCGCCTGGTTTCGTTGGTGATAGCAACCCGTGGAACCCTTCGCCCACGAACCCAACACTCGACAAGATTCATTTCCTTGCACGGGATAACGAGCTGCGACTGCTGGCAGTGCAGACCGGGACGGAATACAAGAAGATCCGATGGGAGGGGAACAACTACGGCGGCAATGATGTCGCAGTTTGCGAGATCACCTTCTTCAAGCCCCTGGCTGATGGGGCGCAATACATCGACGT